ATAAATGGAAGTGCAAGGGTGAGTTTGAAGCGCCGTAGCTATGCGCGTGACAGTGGGCACTGCTGTATGTGTAATCGGGTTGTTGATTTGACTGACAGTGAACTCGACCACCGTATCGCGCTTCAGTTCGGAGGCGATAACTCGGAGCGCAACCTGTGGACGCTCTGCACTGAATGTCACGCAGGTAAGTCTGCACGTGAAGTTGCCACCGGTCAGCCTGATGAGCAGGCCCTGAAGCATGAGGTGCCTGAAGGCGATCAGGCATCAGGATTTGTAGGGCTTTGAGTCCAGCCAACCCCGGGGGGGTATCATCCAGAGTAAACATCGATCGCCCTGGACACCGCGCCCCCTCTCATTCGCAGAAAAAATCCCCCTCTGGAGGGTGTAAACATGTTAACAGCGCAGAAGCGGAAATATGCTCTCGCGCTGATGTCCGGGATGTCTCAGAAGGATGCGCCAATAAAGGCGGGATATTCTGAAAAATCCGCGCGTTCCAAGGGGTCGCAGCTTGCTAAAGACCCGGAGGTCATCGCGTTTATTGAGCGGAAAAAACGAGAAAAAGTTGAGGTGGATGACGAACCTGCGTATCGCAGGAATGTTTATACCCCAGCAGTAAACACGCCTGAAGAAAAACGACCTCCTGCGGCATCGTCCGCCGGTGAGTATGAAGACCCTCTCGACTTCCTGAAATCGGTTATGAACAACGTTGGTTACGAAATCGAAACCAGGAAAGATGCTGCAAAGGCCATGCTGCCTTATATGCATCAGAAGAAAGGTGAGGGCGGTAAGAAGGATGCAAAAGCTGAGGCTGCCAAAAAAGCGGCCAATAAGTTCGCAATTCAGCAGCCGCCGAAACTGGTGGTTAACAATCGCGGGAATACATGATGCCGGAGTGGACAACTGCCTGCCCTGACTGGGCGGAGCGCCTGAAGAAAGGCCAGTCTATTATTCCTGCCCCGATTTACCCGGAGCAGGCTGAAATAGCCCTGAACGTTTTCAGGCAACTGAAAATCGTTGATGCTCCAGGATCGCCAACTTTCGGTGAGTCCTGCGCACAGTGGGTTTTCGATCTCGTTGCCGCGCTGTTCGGCTCCTATGATGCCGAAACCGGCCGCAGACACATTACAGAAGTGTTTGTACTGATCCCCAAAAAAAACTCCAAGTCTACGCTGGCCGCCGGGATAATGATGACGGCCTTGCTGCTCAACTGGCGTCAGGCTGCCGGGTACACCATCATCGCCCCGACTGTAGAGGTGGCGACAAACGCCTTTAACCCGGCGCGCGATATGGTAAAGCGGGATGATGATCTGGATGACCTCTGCCAGGTTCAGACACACATCAGGACCATCACCCACAGGGGAACGGACACGACGCTGAAAGTGGTGGCCGCCGACCCCAACACCGTTTCGGGGATTAAATCTGTCGGCACGCTCATTGACGAGTTGTGGCTTTTTGGTAAGCAACATAACTCCGAAGATATGCTGCGTGAGGCAGTCGGTGGCATGGCATCACGACCTGAAGGCTTTGTGATGTACACAACCACGCAGTCCAACGAACCGCCGGCTGGCGTGTTTAAGAAAAAGTTACAGTACGCCCGTGATGTTCGCGACGGAAAAATTCACGACCCGCATTTTCTTCCGGTGATATTTGAGCATCCACCGGAAATGGTTGCCAGCGGAGAGCATCTTCTTCTGGATAACCTCGCGATGGTTAACCCCAACCTGGGTTACTCCGTTGACGAGCAGTTTCTTTACCGCGAATACAACAAAGCGAAAGAGGCCGGGGAAGAAGACTTCCGTGGCTTTATGTCCAAGCACGCCAACGTTGAAATCGGTCTCGCCCTGCGCGCTGACAGATGGTCAGGGGCAGATTTCTGGGAGCAACAGGCAAGGCGCGTCACTTTTGACGATATTCTGCGCCGTTCTGAGGTGGTCACAGTTGGTATTGATGGCGGTGGTCTCGATGACCTTCTCGGCCTGGCTGTTATCGGGCGCGATCGCCAGACGCGCGAGTGGTTATGCTGGTGCCATGCATGGGCACATACCATCGCCCTGGAAAGGCGAAAGAGCGAAATTTCAAAATTAAAGGATTTTGAGAGGGCCGGTGACCTGACGATCGTTAAGCGGGTGGGCGAAGATGTTGAGCAGGTTGCAGAGTATGTCAGCCGGATTTATGAAGCCGAACTGCTGGACAAAATCGGGATTGACCCTTCTGAGGTCGGGCAAATTCTTGATGCGCTCAGTGAGGCAGGCATTCCTGATGAGGCTGTAACCGGGGTCAGCCAGGGCTGGAAACTCGGCGGTGCCATTAAGACTACTGAGCGAAAGCTGGCTGAAGGTGTTCTGCTTCATGGTGGTCAGCTTCTGATGGCATGGTGCGTAGGCAACGCCCGTGTGGAGCCGAAAGGCAACGCCATACTCATCACCAAACAGGCCAGCGGGAAGGGGAAAATTGACCCTCTTATGGCCACATTCAACGCCGTTACGTTAATGGCTCTTAACCCCGAACCGGTCAAAAAAGACTACCAGGTATTTTTCGTTTAACACACACGTCAGTTAATGGCCCGCGCATGCGGGTTTTTTCATTTCTGGAGGACAGCAAATGACGCTTAAACGCGCCTGCACCCTCATGACGGTGAAGTCGGTAAATGAGGATGAGCGGATTATCACCGGCATCGCCTCAACACCGTCTCCCGATCGTGACGGTGACATTATGGAGCCGGAGGGGGCGAAATTCCGCAGCGATACGCCGTTCCTCTGGCAGCACGACCGCTCTCAGCCTATTGGCACCTGCACGCCAAAAATGGTGAAAGAGGGGTTGCAGATCACAGCAAAGCTCGTGAAACCAACCCCTGACATGCCATCCCAGTTAATCGCACGTCTTGATGAGGCGTGGGCTTCGATTAAGGCGGGGCTGGTACGCGGCCTGTCGATTGGGTTCCGCCCAATTGAGTATTCCTTCCTGGATGAAGGCGGTATTCGCTTTTTGTCCTGGGACCTGCTTGAGGTCTCGGCGGTGACCATTCCGGCCAATGCCGAATGCTCCATCCAGACCGTTAAATCTTTCGATCGCCAGTTTCTCGCCGCGTCAGGCAATGAGAAACCGGTAGTGAAAACTTCTAAAACCGCTGGCGCTACAGCACCCAAAACCAAAAAAGGAAACATTTCGATGAATATCGCAGAACAAATCAAGAGCTTTGAAGCGAAGCGTGCAGCGCTGGCCGCATCACTTGATGAAGTGATGTCAAAGGCGGCTGAAGAGGGACGCACCCTGGACGCTGAAGAAGAAGAGAGCTACGACAACACGTCCGCAGAAATTAAATCCGTTGATGCGCACCTCAAGCGACTGCGCGACATGGAAAGCAATCTGGCATCGACTGCAAAACCGGTATCTAAAGCTGCTGGTGGCGAATTCACCACCGTGAAGACAAACGCGCCGGGGATCATTCGCGTTGAGCAAAATCTGGAGAAAGGTATCGCCTTTGCCCGTTTTGCCAAGGCACTGGCGGCGGCAAACGGCAGCCGTTCTGAAGCGCTGGAAATTGCACGTAAGCAGTACCCGGATGATGCGAAACTTCACCATGTGCTGAAAGCCGCTGTTGGTGCTGGCACAACGACCGATCCTCAGTGGGCTGGTGCGCTGGTGGAGTATCAGGAATACGCAAATGATTTTGTTGAATTCCTCCGCCCGCAGACCATTATCGGTCGTTTCGGTCAGGGTGGTATTCCTGCCCTGCGTCAGGTCCCGTTCAACATTCGCATTCCGGCACAAACTTCCGGCGGATCTGCAAGCTGGGTAGGTCAGGGTAAGGCCAAGCCGCTGACCAAATTCGACTTTGAGTCCATCACGTTCAGCTTCGCCAAAGTCGCAGCCATTGCGGTGCTGACCGATGAGCTGATCCGATTCTCCAATCCGGCAGCTGATGCACTGGTGCGTAATGCGCTGGCAGAAGCGGTCATTGCACGCCTGGATACGGACTTCATTAACCCGGCGAAAGCCGAAGTTGCTAACGTCTCTCCGGCCTCAATTACCAACGGTATTGTGGCTGTTCCATCAACCGGCGATCCGGATGCAGATGCTGAAGCGGCATTCGCTCAGTTTGTCTCCAATAACCTCCAGCCAACTGGCGGCGTGTGGATCATGTCCAGCACCAACGCGTTGGCGCTGTCCATGAAGAAAAATGCTCTGGGCCAGAAAATGTATCCGGAAATGACCCTGCTTGGCGGCACATTCCAGGGGCTTCCGGCTATCGTTTCGCAGTACGCCGGAAGCAATCTTACCCTGCTGAACGCGCCGGATATTTATCTGGCTGACGACGGTGGTGTGGCAGTGGATATGTCACGTGAAGCCTCTCTGGAAATGGAAAGTGATCCTACTGGCGATAGCGTCAGCCCAACCGGAACGGAGCTGGTTTCCATGTTCCAGACGAACAGCGTGGCTATCCGTGCCGAGCGCTGGATCAACTGGAAGCGTCGCCGCACGGCAGCGGTGGCGGTTATTTCTGGTGTGAACTACGGCTCTAACCAGGGAAGCTAACGCGAAAGGAGGGCGGGGGAAACCCCGCCATATTGCATGGCAAAAATCAGATATCTGCAACGCACACATGACTCTGTTACGGGAGACGTAAAGACCGTGGACGATCGGTGCGCAAGGGTGCTGGTGCTGCTTGGCAAGGCTGAATAATTCACCGAGGTAACAACCAGGGTGAGGAAGAATAAGCGTAGAGCGGAGAACGGCTAATGTGGAATCCTTTCCGAAGAAAAGAGGGGCAAGTCAAAAATCTACAGCAGCCTGTTGTCAACCGCGGGGGCTGGACACCGATGTTCAGTTATGTCCACGAACCCTACGCCGGGGCCTGGCAGCAGAATATGGAAATTAAGCCCAAAACGGTTCTCTCCTATTATGCTGTGTTTTCCTGCATATCTCTGATCGCAAGTGATATCGCTAAAATGCCTCCGCGCCTGATGAAACAGGATTCAAATGGCGTTCGGAGGGAAATTAAAACCGGAAAGATAGCCTCGCTGTATTCCAGGCCAAATGCCTTTCAGAACCGCATCCAGTTCTTTGAGCACTGGCTGAATTCCAAGCTGTGCGAAGGTAATACCGTTGCGCTCAAGATCCGGAACAATCGCGGCGAGATAACCGAGCTGAGGCTGCTGGACTGGAACAAGGTTACGCCGCTGGTAGCTGATGATGGCTCTGTCTTCTACCAGATCAATCCGGATAACATGGCCGGTATTGAATCATCTGTGACTGTACCGGCACGAGAGGTTATTCACGATCGGTTCAACTGTCTGTTCCATCCCCTTATTGGTCTTTCCCCGATTTATGCTGCTGGTCTGGCTGCAATGCAGGGTCACCATATTCAGGAAAGCTCAGCGTACTTTTTCCGCAATGGCGGGAAACCCAGCGGTGTTATCGAGGTTCCGGGCTCGATTACGGAAGAGAACGCCAGGAAGATCAAAGAAAACTGGGACACTGGTTATACCGGGGAAAATGCGGGTAAAACCGCCATTCTGAGCAATGGTGCGAAATATGTTCCCCGGACGGTCTCAGCTGCTGATGCGCAAACTGTCGAACAGCTTCGCATGACCGCGCAGATTGTCTGTTCAGTATTTCACGTGCCTGCTTATAAGGTTGGCATCGGTGAACTGCCAACGCATGACAACATCGAGGCGCAGGATCAGCAGTATTACTCACAGTGTCTTCAGTCACTGATTGAGTCCATCGAATTGCTGCTGGATGAAGCGTTTGAACTTGAGGGTGATACAGGGACTGAGTTTGATGTTAATGCGCTGCTGCGTATGGACAGCGAACGCCGTATCAAATCACTCGGCGAGGGTGTGAAAAATACCATTCTGACGCCAAATGAGGCGCGACGGAGTGAAAACCTTCCGCCCTTACCCGGCGGCGACGCACTGTATCTTCAGCAGCAGAACTTCAGTCTTGAAGCGCTGGCGCGCCGTGATGCTTCGGATGACCCGTTTGCCAAATCCGGCGCCGGCAGCCGTACCACATCTGACGATGCGAACGGGAAATCCATGTCGGAATCTGAACTGACAGCGGCAAAAGCCATGCTGAGAGGATTGTTAACCAAATGAATGAACGTGAACTTTCCCTTATCAGGGCTCTTGGAGAGGAATTTTCCCTTGCGCTTGGCGAGCTTCGTGAGTCTTTCAGAAAAAGCCTCAGTGACTATCAGCAGAAAACGGAAGAGCAACTGACCAGGCTCTCTCTGGAGGTTGCGTCCCTGAAGGATACCCCGGCACCTGACTTTACCACGCTGCTGGCCGATGCAGTGGCATCCCTTCCGGTTCCTGATACTCCTGAATTACCGGATATCGGCGCTATGGTCAGCGAGGCGGTGGCCGCCTTGCCCGTGCCGCAGGACGGTAAAAGCGTGACGGTGGAGGAGATTCTCCCTGTTCTGGAGGAACTGGTCAGTAAAGCGGGTGGTGAAATACCCGTGCCGAAAG